GGAGACGGAGACGGAGACGGAGACAGCACCAGTGTTCTGTGATGAATCCATGATCTCCATAGTGTCTCTCGAAAGAGTGGTAACATCCCCTACTCTTTGAAGCGAAATTTGAGAATGAAAATGAAAATGAAAATGAGAACTGTAGATGACTAAGTGACACGTGAGATTGCATCATATACAGAAATCAGGATCATCTCAAGCATGAGCGGTGTCCGATAAGAAGGAATCCATCGCGCCCTTGCGAGCACCGTCAGGACAGCGATTGCCTTTGCACCTGATAGTGATCCCGATGCAGCAAGACGCACGGTCGCCCATACAAGACCTCCTATGAGATCGGATCCCGTAATCATAAGACCCAACAACTCATAGACACGTCCTCGAATCCACTGAACTGCAGCAAGGGTTGGGGGGCCTTCCCCAAGTGCAAGCACCATCTGCCGAAGCATTTCGCTTATGTAGGAGTTAATGGTAGGAGGAGATGTTAGGATCCCCACCTTTGTTAGAAGATCAGCACGATCGCGGCGTTCATCGGTGGATGGCACACGGCGATATACAAATCCATCCATAAGACCCAGAATAACGGCATTCACAGTTCTGCTGGTAAGCCAAATCATGGCCGGCGCACCGGGGCTCCACACAAGTTCCTCCATACACGCACGAAGACGGGTGGCCGCTGGGGGGGAAAGACCATGGGCTCGCTTCAGAATCATGACTTTTCTCTGCCCCACGCTCACATCTCGTGTGGACAATAGTTGGGTGAGGATTTCAGGGAGGATCTGTTTGTCCATCATGGAGAGATCGGTAATGTCCACTTCCATGTGAGTCGGGAACTCCCAATAGCGGGCAGCATAATCTCCAATCAGAAGTGTTTGTAGGCGCGGCTCAACTCCCGTGCAGCCGAGCGCAGCCCGTGCTGCAGTTAGCTTCCCAGACCCCGCGGGGCCTACCCAAAGAATAGGATAGATCGCTTCCATTGCCCGTTGTTAGTTGTCCCCATGGGTCCCTTTAGCTGGTGATCTTGCCGGCCACGAGGTTCCGTGTATTCTGAACGGTCACTACATTCATGGCCGTGGCACCGATGATTGCGGGAAGTAACACGAGGAAAATCATGTGCGTATTAATCCATGTGAGTGCCATGGGATCTGTGGCACGGCTGTAATAGACAATCACAATGGCCCACAGAAGAAGTGCAATCCCATAGCTAGCGCCAATGATAATGGAAATGCCGGTTGCAGCCTGGACAGAATCCAGCGGAATCAGTGTGGAAAATGTGGTAAGAACAAGCGCTGCGGCGAGGACAACTACCACTCCATAGAGCCCAATGATGGCGGTTGATAGTGCCATTCTCTATCGTAGAACACGGGTTTTTGGTGGAGTTCGACTATAACCGCCTCCAGTATGAACCGGGAAGACAACCTCCTGTGTTTGCACGCCGATCAAGAAGAAGATCAATATGATAAGGGACCATAAGGGAAAGGTCCATGACCAGAGGGATCCAAAATCTAACTCCATTCCTTACCGGTTACTACTAAAAATATCTACAGAGAGTAGGGTAGTATGCCGAAGAAGGATGTAAATCTATATCAGTGTAATCCAACTACACTCAGGGTCACAAACACCACGTGTTTGCCAGAGGATATGATAAAGCGACTCCGAGATGCATGGAATGAGCGATTTCCAAATCACAAAATCCCTGCAACAATCAAAAAGAAGGAGACTCTGTGGGCAGCCCTTCGTCACAGAATGCAGAATCAGTATACATGCTCAACTGAGTATTGTGCTATGCAAAAGCTCGGATCAGCAGGTGATAAAGATGCCGGAAGTAAATATTTCCGCCCTCCTAAGCCGGATGGCTGGGCTACAGATCCAGATGATTGGCATGATACACTAAGTATCGCGCAGGTGATGGAACAATATGAACCCGCTTTTCCCGAGTTTGAGTTTATCGGACCGGTCCCCATCGATTTTGATGAAGTCCTGCCCGGAAACTGGGGCGCCTGTGTCGTGGATGAGCTCTGTAAGATCGATCTGGCCGATCTAAAGAAGAATGGCAAGACATCCGTAGGAATCGTATTCAACTTAGACCCGCATGACCGACCCGGCAGCCATTGGGTGTGCGCCTATGTCGATCTCAAGAAGATGAAGGCATATTACTACGATAGTTATGGCTATGAGCCGTGTCCTCAGATTAAACGTCTCCTTCGTCGGTTCAAAGAGCAAGGATGCGTCGATGTAACATGGAATGATATCCGCCATCAACGTAAAAAATCTGAATGCGGCACCTACTGCATGTATATTATCATCTCCTTGTTGAAGGGTCGCTCATTTGCATATGTCTGCAAGAATCGCGTGGATGATGATACAATGTTGTCATTTCGCGATCTCTTTTATGCAACGGAGACTGTAAGTGAGCGGGCGCTGCATAATCTGGATAAGCTGTTTGAATTGTAATATCATTCTTCGGTCCCACCACATGATGGAAATCGCCGCAATCAGTAATGGAGACGGGAACGTTTCAGTCTATGTTGGCATCTCTGCGATCAGCGTTTATGGCAAGGTTGCCCCAAGGACTCTCGGATTCTGCAGATATAAGACTGCAACGGACACTGCATCATTATATTCGAGAGATTTTGAGAGTGCAGGGAAGTTTCAATGAACAGGAGATTCTCCGGGAGTCCTTTGCATCAATGGCTCACTGGTTCCGTCGAAATACGGATCATCTAGTCCCTGATGTAACGAGCCCTTCTGTGTCAAGTATCTCATATTCACAGGTGCAGCCAAAGGACTTTCTCCAAAAGCAGGAAGATATTGTCAAATATCGCGAAACAGAATATAACTTGGTAATCAACTCTAAGGATCGCGACTGGGTTAATAGCAAGGTCCAAAATCGCTATAACTTTTCCGTCCAACTAGGCGGCACACGACCCCAAGGAGTCCAGCTCCAAACCACACTCACGCATCAGTTCCGTAATATTACACGGATTGAGTTCATCAAGGCAGTCATTCCGGTAGAGGGCCTCGACGTGATCCCCCTACAGATCTATGAGCCAAGTGGATCCTCTCCCCCTCCCGCCGCAGGCCCTGAGCAAGCCTTTTATTCCGCTCTGGCAATGCCCTATGTGCAGGTAATGATGGATGAGATTGTTGGCAATAACTACGGCACGAATGACACGATTGATCGCTCTCTTGCCATTTGTCAATATGATGCTGCCTGGCGATCCGAAGTAGTCTCTGTTGGAACACTCACAAATCGCGGCTATACGCTCTTCTTTCCTAAATTCATGAAGGCCCAGCGGGTCTATGCACCAGCACCTCTGGCCTCTCTCCAGCAGATGTCCTTTCAGATTCTGGCGCCTGAAAATCAACTTCTTTCAAAGAGCTCGGATGCCGCTGCACTCCAGACCGTCCTCTTTAGCAATGATTTATCCTCAAACTCTGCCTATGCAAATGATGCCAGCGGCGATTATCTCTTTCTTCATACTGTCACATGGTTCTCTCTCTGGGCCTTTAGTCAGATTGACAAGGTGCAACTGGCAGGCTTGACGGTCGGTAGCAGCACCTCTGCCACTGAGTTTCTACGATGGATTCAGCGAGAAGAAGGGCATATTGTTGTCGGGGTTGCACATACAGATAGTTCAAGTAGTATCATCCACGATGGCCCCAATGAGTGTGGATATGCAAACTGGATTATTATTCGCAACCGGTTCCTTGATCCGAGTAAACAAGGGGGGGCATGCTTACGAGAACCGTTTGGATCTCCCAGTGATGAACAGGGGCTCGCGGCGTCCCTACGATCTGCAACCGTTGGCGGTGCTGTTCTTAACTTGAGCCGACAAGTGCAACTTGTCATGCGCATTATTACACGAGAACTGGACCCTACGAGTAGTTTACGCCCCGATAATATTTAGAACCTTTAGAGGCTGACAATGACAGCATGGTTAATCATCGGATTTGGATTGATTGTCCTTTGTTTGTTGCTTGTTACAACCGCCCCCACTACAAGTGAGGGGTTTCTCACAGTCGACCCGGAGACTGTCGCTGCCCAGCGCCAGCTTCTGCAGTTTGAAGGAGAGCGCCGCTATAATACATTTGCCCGAGTCCAATCACCCCTCAATAACATTAATGCATCGGATGTGCAAGCGGCATTTCAGATGTCGGCTCCCACTGGCACGAGCATGACAGATTCCCTCCTGACACTGCTGGGCACCTCCGGGCGTCTAGGTGCAGCCGATGATGGCACCAATAAGAGGGGGACCAGTGTAGAACAAACTGGTATGGTGCAGGCCAAGATCAGTTTCTGTGAATCTCTTCCTGTATCCTGTAGTATGCTGGATGATCCCCGTGCAGCCGAGTGCGGCATGTGTCATCGGGACGGGATTGATAGCACTGGAAAGGCTCATCGCGGCGGTCTCTATATTTCTAGCGATGATCAGTTTCGTGCGAATGAGATGGCTGTCGCTGCTGGTGGAAAGGCGAACTATCAGCCCACGATCGGCGCTTGCCGACCGGAGAATTTCACTCTGATCTCAGAGAACTGCACTGCACGGGAACTCCAACTACAATGTCAGAGTGCGGGGGGTCCCGGTGGAAACTGCGCGCAGTGTTATGGTGCCTCTCCTGCCGGTGCAACAGGGCTCCTCTATGTAGGCCCCCTTCAATCCTACAATGCAATCTTGTGGCTCAGCCACCCAGGGGGTCATTCCAATGGAGGTGCCGCGACCATTGTGACCTATGCAAATGGCTACACTGTGAGCGTGCCTCCTAGCAGCAATCCTCTTCTAGCTCCCACACAGATTCCGGTCGTTGTTACAGAAGGCGATACGCTCACAATCACTGTCTATGGGCTCCCACTCATCTGGTGTGCATGGCTCTCGAGCCCTGATGGAAATCGCACAGTCAGCATTGATGTAGGAGAACAGAGTATCAGCCCTACGGACGGCATGATGATTCTGGGCGATAAGCGGGCCCCCAAAGTGCAACAGGCGGTTGCAGCCCTGGATCCCACGAATCTATGGCCCTCCTTCCAGAATCAGATCCCGAACTCTGTGATGATCTACGGGCGTCGCCCGGATCTCATTCCGCCCATGATTACTAGCGCCATGTATGGGCAGACAGCGGGCAGTGGGACAGTCGTCACGCAGTTAGTCGCAGAGCAGGCCGGCACGTCTCATACATTTACAGTTAGTCCGTCCCTCTTGCAACAGCCATCTCCCGTTGCAGGGTTACCGAACTATCTTACGATTGGGTTTGATACTGGCGCCTCCCTTATAACAGCAGATGGGCAGGTTGTCGATGGATCTGCCATTAATAACTCTATGCGGATAACCTTTCAAGTGCCTGCAACGCTCAAAGACCCCGTCTTTGAAGATGACAAGGCGGATTGTCCGTCGGGTCCGCTAGTCGCCACGCCGGCTGGCGCTGGCCTCATGGGCTCCCACTCCTGTTTTAATCCGGATGGCTCGTTCAACCCCTCTATCTTTTGCCTACAAGAGCTCTTCCAGGCAGCGGGAGGCACACAAGCGGGGACCGGCTGGCCCGGATCCACAGCAGCTGCAGCCGCTCTTGTGCAGAATGATCCGCAGACTGGCACGCCGTCTCTGGATGCAACCGTAGCCTACCTGAATAACCAGGCCCAGATTGCTCTCTATGGGATGGATCTCAACAATGTGGGAGTGGACTATCCGACTCTGAAGGCTGCAAGTCAACTCATGGTTGGACGCAATCCCGCGAATCCCTGCGATACGATCAATGCCTCTACGGGCCCGCATTCGGTTGAATGTCTGGCCTATCTCTGGGCCGCCTCTGGGTGCAGCCCTGCTGGAACACTATCACCTATGGATGCGAATGCTAACATCAATCAGGCCAATGTCAATACAGCTCTGCAGTATGGTTCTGTGGCAGGCATCCAGCAGTTTTACCAGGGGATCACGACTACACTTAATAGCTCATCGGACTACGATGCACAGGATCAGGCCTCTTTAGCATGCTATAATACCTCTATCAAACAGACTGTGATCACCGGTTCAAATCCACCGGAAGTCTTCCAGGTGCAATCGCCAACCGGTAACTATCAGGTAGCGCAAGGAGATGCAGCGGCTACCTGTGCTATCTTTGGTGCACAAGTGGCGACGATGGCACAAATGACACAGGCCAACCAGGAAGGATATGAAACATGCACGGTTGGATGGGTAGCCGATTCTAATACAGCACAAGTCTCTATTACGAGTCTTGCGGATGTGCAGGGATGCGGAAATGGATTGATGGGTGTGTTACCATGGACCTCTTCTAGTAACTTGGCAAATGTTAACTGCTATGGAGTCAAGCCGGTGCCAGGGACAGAGAATGTCCTGCCGTTCAACTCCCAGCAATGGTCCCTCAATCTGTTGCCTGGGCAGAACTATACAAGCGGCGCTCCAAATCCTGGAGTTCCAGTTCCCTCCTAGAAATAAGAGGCCATGAGTAGAGGGTTCAATGTCAGGATTTGAACGGGATCAGCGATCGTATTATTTAAATGAAATAAATCGTGCACTCCCGACAACAGGACCAATCGATCAACGTGCTCTGGAACGTGCATTACAAGTCAGTGATACGATGGGGCCTCGCCAAGGGGGGACGCCCGGTGAAATGGGATCTCTTCTATCTACCTACAGCATGAACTCTGATGCACTACAGAAAGATGCAGCGTGCCGTGCCCGCACTTCTCCTGCAGGGATGAGGACTCCGAGTGACCGCACAGGATGTGGCTGGTGGTTTGTGCCGAATCCGACAACAACCTCTTCTGGTGCCTATGGAACAAAACGCGGACCTATGGCGACAACCTTGGATACGACCTATGGATCTGGGCAGTGGATCTGGGATCCTACTGAGGCGGCACAACGCGAAGGAATGAAGCAGGCGGCACGGGTGCAGGCGTGCCCCGATATCCAGTATGTCACGTATCCTAATATAGGATGGTGCCCCGGAACTAACATGGCACTGGTCACAGATGGCTATGGAAATCCAGCCTATCCGCAGGCAGCAGGGGGAGACTGTCCCGGGGGTGGCATTGTGACATCTGCTGCAAGCTGTCCTCCTCCCCCGCCTCCACCAGGAGCACCTCCCGGATTTGTGCCGCAACAGGTTCCCGGTAGCATAGCAGGTGAATGCAGCACGACTCCTCTGACCCCCTCTTGTTACCAGGCGATGCTTCCCTATGCAGGCTGCAGTCCGAACGGTGCGCTGGGCCTAGCACTCTCTACTGGCAGCTATCCTGGTCAGTATCAACCATTTAATGATGCCAACACGGCAATGGTGCAGCGTGGATTTACAATGGACTCCACTGTTATTAATACTGGTAATACAAGCATGAATACTGCGTTTGAGACTCTGGCAGAACTGCGGTATGAAGCAGCCGCGGGTAAACGTGATGCACAGAATGCCTGTTTCGATGCAACGATTGATTTTTGCCCTGGTCCGTCCGATACACAGACTGCTGCAAGCCCGTTTCTGATGAGCTGCATTAGGAAGGCGGCGATTGCGATGGGCTATCCCGCAGCTGCACCGATTCTCCAAGATACTATGGCTAGTTACTGGGCACAGACACAATACTATCCGAACTGGCAGAGTGTCATGACGGGTCTTGCTTATTGGATGGAGGATGCCCGCCAGGCGGGCCCGGCAGGTCTCTATGATGTCTATGGAATCAATGTGACGGTGCCACCACTTCCCTACCTGGCAGTCGACACCCAGTTTGCGATGCGTCCCAGTCTTACACCAGGAAATCATATTATATTTAATCCAACAAATGGCTGGGTTGTTCAGCCAGATTCCCCTGACAGATTGTTAGTTGCAATCAATAATGCAGCTGCAGGAAACTTGGCGGGCTCTGCTCGGTCACTGTATACACCGAATATGATTAGCATTTCTACATTTAAAATATCTCCTGGCAATAACGGAGTAGCGAACTATATCAGCATACAAAGCACACAGTATCCGGGATATTTTATGCGTCAATCGAACTATCAACTGTGGATGATGCAAAATCCAGGCGCAGATGAACAGTTTAATAGTGATTCCTCATTTCAGATTATTCCGCAGGGGAATGGATCTGTGGCCTTTCAATCGTATAACTATCCAGATCGGTATATCACTGCGGGCGATTCAAACGAGCAGCTGGTGGTCATACCTACGGCGAATGATGGACATGCTGTATTTTTAGTAACCGCACCGCTCCAGTAAATACGATAGTCCTATTAGACCAACGGGTATCCCGGGTTTGAATGTTCCTAGAAATAGTTTCTGTTGCCTTTGTATAAATGGAATCCGTGCCTCCCGCCAACCCGGCCCGCGCGGCAGAGCTGGGCGAGCAGCTCTACGACGCATGCAATCGCAAGGACGGCGCCCCCGCCGCGCTGGCCATCATCAGAGGGGGCGGGGCGGACCTGAACTTCAAGGGCGGGTATGGAGACACGCCTCTCATGATGGCCATCGCCCGCGGCCTCATCGACGTAGTGAATGCCCTCCTGGCAACTAAGAAGGTGGATGTCAACGCCGCTAACGAGTATGGCAACACGGCCCTGATGGCTGCGTGCTACAACTCCCGCGAGGACGCCGCGCTCGCGCTCCTGGCCGAGCCCGGCATCAACGTGAACGCGAAGAACCTCGATAGAGACACGGCCCTCGACTGGTGCGGCGAGGGGGCCAAGATGTCCGCTGTAAGAGCCAGGCTGCTCGCCCTTGGGGCCACGGAGAAGGGCGCTCCTGCGGCTGCCGCAGCGGGGGGGGGAGGGGCCGCAATGGGGGGCGGCAGACGTCGTGCTACTCATCGTCAATCTCGTAATCGTCTCCGTCAGTCTCGTCGCCAGCAGTCTCGTCGCCAGCAGTCTCGTCGCCAGCAGTCTCGTCGCCGTCAGTCTCGTCGTCAGTCTCGTCACCGTCAAAGACAGTAGTCTTAATGCTTCTATCATCTGTGTAGCCTTCCAACATAGGTTTCAAATCCTCCATAAAAATCTCAGGCTCCAAGGAAATCAAGATGAGCCTGAGTGATTTTGTAAGGACTGACTGACGCTTATAATCAACAACTTCACAGCGGAGAGTTATAATCTTCGGTGTGATGTTTTCCCATTCTTCTTATTAAATGTGCCAGTTTGAAATGCGAAAGGCGAAAGGCCCATGAGTCTAATAACTAGTAACCTGCGATTATATAGTCGCTCCGATTGCTGATTCAAGAGGCGAAGTTCTAATATCCACCATATAGTCTGGATGATATGCAAAGCTCGGCCCACCGCTGACTGGATATTTCATACATCGTGTTACAGAACCATGCTCATGAAAATGAAGCTCGCAATCAATCGCCGCTGCCTGCATAATCTCCGACAGACCATCCGCCAGCTGCTGTTTATACACGGCAATCTTCAAAATCTGTTCATCCGTTGTCATCCCGTTATCTTTTAGCATCACAGACCGAGCCTTGGTCGCCTTCTGATCCTCCGTAAAGACAGACATGTAGGTAAAGATATCCACCACACGATCTTCCCACGGCAGATTCATATGACTGCAGAGACGAATCGCACGACCAATGACTTGCTGGATACGAACATTGTTCCAATATGGCTCCATAATATGCACTTGTCGTGTATTTGCCAGTGAAATACCTTCCGCTCCACTCTGTGTAATCATAAAGGCACGGCAGACGCGCCCGTCACGATTATCCGGTGCTCCCTCTAGGAGTTCCTGGCACTGTCTCTTTAATAACGGTGGAAGATTTACTAAATCTGCATTGTAGAGCTGCAGCAAGAGGCGGCGCTTTTCAAGTTCTTGATCGCCGGTATACATAATATAGCGTGGCCGGCCCTTTGTAGTTGGTCCCAGAAGGGTCACTGGAATACCCCATTGCCCATCGCCCATTTTTTGAACGTCGATCGGCAACCATTGTTCAGGAGAGGCCCGCAGTGCCGCTGCAAAGATACCGAGCCCTTCGAGACTCTTGAAATTGCTATACACTAGCACAGGGCCAGGCGAGGTTCGCATAGCGGCCATCATTGCAACATACTTGGGAGAATATTCGGGGAGCCCCTTGTCGAGAAACTGGGAGGCATTGGCTTCTAGACCTGACATGAGACCCCCCACGATCCTGCCAAGTTCTGTAGTCAGGGCAGGATCCACTTCTTGGACTGGTTCCTCTACATCGAGCTCTTCTTCTCCAGTCTCTGGTTCTACTCCTGCTACTGCTGCTGCTGTCGGAATGGCCCCTTCCATATAATCCCCGCGGTCGACTGCAACGGTTCGTGCCCTATCAATCCCCAAGACCTGCGTTAGCTGTTTTTCCGATAGCTTCGGTCTCCTGACCTCTGTTGGAAATACATAGTTACAGGCGGCACGTGTGGCCGATTTAAATCCCGTATTGACATCCTTTGTAGCTTGTGTATAGAGATCCACTTCTTTCTTGGTCATTGCGCGACCAGCCTTGACGGGTCCTCCTTCTTCTACACCGGTTCCGCCGGCAGCGTTTGCTTCCTTTTCTAACTCCTCTTCACGTGCTGCTACATACCCTGCAAACATATGGTCAGACATCGGCACCTTCACCTGCACATCCCGACCTACACGGGGCATTAGCTCTTCAGATCCCCCCTTATAGTAGGACACTAGACCGGAAATACGCGCTTTTAAAATATCGGGATACTGTATTTTAAGAGTGTTGACATTAATAAAGGTTTGAACAAATACGATAGGATTCTCAGGCAGAAGAGGGAGTGTGCGAATGCGAAACTGTGGCGTGGTATTCAACATGCTGACTGTGCCGCGTTCTGCTTCAAACTTTGTTCGCGCACGGAGCACGGCTTTTGCTGCTGCTGCTGATCCTGCTTTTCCTGCTGCTGCTCCTGCTGCTCCTGCTTCTCCTGCTGCTGCTCCTGTTGCTCCTGCTTCTCCTGCTGCTGCTCCTGTTGCTCCTGCTGCTCCTGCTGCTTCTCCTGTTGCTCCTGTTGCTCCTGCTTCTCCTGCTGCTCCTGCTGCTTCTCCTGCTCCTGCTGCTGCAGTTGCAGTGATTGATGCATCCAACACTGTGCGCGCCCCTTCCACAAGACCGCCTGCTGTAACAGATCCAGCCACTGTGAGAAATCCCGCATCCTCCATCTGTTTTAATAGAGACACCGCCCATCGATCCATATTGCGCTCTCTGGATGCCTGCACCGGTATCGCTTCAGGGCCTTCCACACGGACAAAGCCGCGTGTTGCAAAATCTGCACCCACTACCTTTTTAAATCCATACGGCACCGGTGTCACGTTCAATACAATATCCTTCGTATCTGTCTCCTCAATGGCGCAAAAATCAATCTCCTGGTGCGCACGAGCCCACTCCATGAGCCGAGACGCGGTAGCAGGCGAACGATCCATGGATTTTAGCGAAATCTCAAGAAGGCGGATTTCCCCTCCAATCATATTCATCAAGATTGCGAGTTCCTGTGCATAGTTGATCATAGGTGTTGCGGAAAGAGCCATAATCTTACATCCCACTGCATTCTGAAGAAGGCGAAAGAGAGCATAGCCGCGGGGATACCGAAACCCCACCCGTTCACGACCCAGCCGTTGTGTCCATGTAAACTCGCGCGGCTCGATTTCTTCAATCACAGAAGAGATTGGGCGACTTCCCAGTTTTGTTCCATTTACGGTGCGGACTAAGTTATGAATTTCATCAATGATGACGACAGAATCGTCAAATAATGGCTTTCCATTGCGGAGAGAGGCCATCGCCAACTGCGATAGTATTTCCGTAGTGATACCGTTATAATGGATGAACTTGAACCGGTGGTGCATGTGCTCCTGCTGTTGCTGCAAAATTGCCGCTTTGGTTTCCGGAGGCAGAGTATCCCAGTTCGTGGGCTTTGCGGGATTAGGGATCCAACCACCTTTCTGTTTCTGAATCGTTTCTGTAGAAAGTCCGAGCACATCACGGAGCCAAATGAACTCTAGTGTCTTGGTATTAGTGGGATCGGCAACTTCAAGAAAGGCCCAATGATTCTTGATATTGAGGGGAAAATAGCCGCATGTAACGATCTCTTTCTTGAAATTTGGAGAGAGAGTCGCGGGAGTCATTATGTAGATGGTCTTCATGCCGCCGTGATGAAGTGCCTCTGCGGCAGCAATCGACGTACACGTCTTGCCGACGCCGAGACCATGGTAGATAAGGAGACCGCGATAGGGAGAAAACTTTGCTAAGTAATCGCGAACGAGTTTCTGGTAATAGAAGGGTTCGCGCTTTTCGGGCCGTTCTTTACATGCATTTTTGTTAAATACCTTGGGGGCTTTTGTAAATGCATCGCTTTTCTCTCGTTTAATACGGGTTAAGGTGGGGGAATAGGGCAAGAATGTTTCTACTATAAAGCGGCGAAAGGAAGGTGCTGTAATAGGTCTATAGGGATTCGCATGAATATCAACAGGGTCACTAAATACTAGCTTTTTAATCGTCTGTGAATCGTCTACTAAAAACTGCCGGCGTGTAATAATAGGACCTGCACCTGCACCTGCACCTGCACCTGCACCTGCACCTGCACCTGCAC